AAAATGGAGGGCACGAGGAGTTTCTCGTGTCCCAAGATATCATTTTACAGAAGTGCCTAACAATGAATATGGTCGTCTATTTATAAAAGCACTCAAAAGGTTTTTAAATAAAGATGATCTTTCTTTTTGCCAGAAATTTTTACTCATCTTCACACATATCTTCTACAAACTTTTCAACATCATTATAATCTGTAGGTTCGTATCCATTATCTAGCATCATATACCATAGGTCAGCAGAGTAACCAAGAGATTTTCTTCTTGTCTCTTGTCTTTGTTTCCAATGTTTATAAAAATTAATTATCTCTGCCGTCATTTAGTTCAGCCCACAAATTACCTGTACCTTTTTCTTGTCGTGCTATAGATAATTCCTTTCTTAATTGCTTAATGGTTTCATTGGATTGTTTTAATTGTATTTTTAATTTACTAATGTTACTATGTAACTGAGAAACAAAACCATTATAATCTTCAGTGTAATCTGTCAATTCTAATTTCTCCTTCATCAGTACCAGTAGGTAACTCCATTCCAAGATCACCTAAAAATTTAATAGCTTCTGTTTTTGTAGGAAACTTTATAGGAACTCCTTTAGGTGTAGTTAGTATATCAAAACAATCAAAGTCATCTAGCTCTTCATGTAATTCTTTTATTATATCTTGTACTATTACAAACATTAAACAAACCTACGCTTATTAATAAACCTACCTAAATCTTTCTGAGTGTAAGCTATTTCTTTTTCAATAGCTGTTCGTATGGAAACTAAACATTGCAATCTTTCTGAGAAATCTAAAGAGTTGTAATCTTCTTTCATAATTAACGTAGGGTTGCCACTTTGTTTTGATACTTCCATTATAACAGACATTAATTTTTCCCTTCTAAGTCATCTAAATTAAATACTTTACCAAAGTCATCTTTCAATGGAGGATTAAATAGATCAAGAGTCTGATCAATTCCACCTACTATTTCTCTTTCAATATCATTAAGAGATAATTCAGACCAATAAATTTCTAATGCTTTGGTATCACGTCGAGCATTAAACATATGATATTCACCAGCAGGAACTATAGCTACATCTTCATTGTATAAAACTGTAACATCAACTAAGTTATAATCTTTCCATCGGTGTATTTCAAGCTCACCTTCCTCTACATAGAACGCATTAATCTTTGATTGATGTTTATGCTTAGAACAATAACCACCAGTATTAACAAAGATACTATGTACTTCTAATTGAGGACGTTGAATAAGAGGTATTGTTGTACCCCATACCTTTCCCTCTACTATACTCATTCTTCTACCTCTTGATCTTCAAGTCCATTAAGAAAACTATTTATATCAGACAGTTTAATATCAGTCAAATGATTAACATTTAATCCAGAAAAAGAACAGACTGACACTACATAATTTGCTAATGATTCAGGTATATCATTATAAGATTTAAAATTAAATTTATTCATCAGTATTTCCAATCAATTTCAAGCCAATCATTTTTATCAACAAGTTCCGTACAATTTTTACAAGTCATAGAAGACCATGCAAAATGATAGACACGTTCATCAGCATGACAGTGAGGACACATAACAAACTTACCGTCCTTACCTGCTCTTGTATAACGATTAACATTTTTATATTCTCTCTCGTTTGGAGATCGTTGATGTTTAAGTTTCCAATCCATTTGTTTAGAGAATGGTATGTCCATTATATTGAACAGCCATTCGCAAAAGTCTTTAGGTAGCTTCTTCATTGTCTTCATCCTTATATTATAGCACATAATATACTACATTGCAACTCAATCTTGTATTATTTTTAATACAAGATCAAGTGCAATGGCAAACAATATTAACTCAAGCATTAATTAATTTCATATTGTCTGTTTCAAGATGTTTCCAAGCATCAGATATTAACATCTTACGTACTGCTTCCTCACGATTAACTCTTTTGTTATGGTGTTTACTTTCTCTTTTACCATCATCAACATGAGTAGACCATGCAGTTGCAGCTTGATATGCAGTCCATAAAGAACCTTTCATTTGTGTACCATACTTCTCATACAATCCTCTGCCATGTACATGTTGATTTTCTCTATCAAAGATCTTCATAAGGTTAGACAGTACAACTTTATTACCTACATTTTTACGCTTAACATTATCAAATCGTTTAGCTAACGTATTGGTAAACAAAGATATAGCTTTATCTCTACTAATCTCAGTATTATACCATTGTTTCATTTCATTCAAGCCATCACCTGCTATATAATCAGATGCTGCTTTTATCTTTGCACCAAAAGAAACAGGATTAAAGTTCTTAGTATGTCTACCATATACATAGGCTAACTTATTACCATTGACTAGAGTATTAAAACAAAATTGTCTGAACAAACCCATCATACCATTGTTTGCCCATGTTCTATTATGACTTGTACGAAAGACAAACTGTGGCACAACTAAACCTTTACCATCTATACTTTGTGCATGTGCAGGAAATGTAGCAATTAATTCCATTTTATTTCCACGATCATACACATTAGTTTGAAAATTTGCATCAGTAAGATTAAGCCCAGCTAAGTTTAAAGCTTCTTCAATCTGATCTACAATCGTAAGATATTGTACAGGTTCATAGCTCTCAGTAACAACAGACATCAACTCCTTAGTATCTTTACGTCGAAGACCCATACCAATATCAGGGTTCATCTCTTCATTATAAAGTACATGTTCAGGAGTTTCATTTACATACTCTAAAGGAAACTTCTCAACTTCAAAATTTAATACATCATGATCAAACATTCTATTACTCCTCTGGACATTCTTGATTAATAATTCTAACGGGATTGTCATTACTATAAAAACAAGTCAAGGTTATTTCTTCTCCTTTATCAGATATAATTGAAACATCTACCCATTTACTTCCTTTATTAATATATTGATCTTTTGTAGAACAATATCTTTTACATTATGTACAGTCATTTCCATATTCAAGTCCTATTCAAAGTTGATATTAACTAATAGATGGTATTAATTGTATACTAATTGTATTAGAGTAGTCAAGTTTTACCTCACTTTCATTTTCATATTGCCATGTTTGTTCATAGTATTCACGAGCACCAGTACCTTCACATTCATAACACTTATCAGGTACAGTATTATAATGGTAATGTCTACCTTGTCCATTACAATCTTCACATTCTTTCACAATAACCCAAGTCATTTATATGTATCCCTTGTTACTATTATTTCCCACGAAAGTTGAAATTTATCATGATTAAAATCTTCTATACCTTCTAATCTTTTTAATATTATTTCACCTATAGTTAATTGTTCATCGTTGTTAAAAGATTCTTGCATTAATGGTAGTTGTGCTAACATATTACACCTTTATCTTCTAAATAGTTAATTAAAAAAGATATGTCTTGATTATTTCTTAACATCGTATCAAGAGCATGTTCAGCATCCATTTTAAAATGTGATATAAGATAGTTATATTGTTCCCATCCATCTATAGCTATTGTTTTATCACTCATATTAATCTCCTTCTTCATATCTAGCTAATGCCATATCAGTCGCTGCATGTTCAGCTTCACCTTTACTCATACCACTTCCTACTAATTCTTCATAAGCTTCTTCCCAATAACGCATTAATATTTCATCATTCCACATATTAGACATGTCAATTCCTTTTTAAAAGTCTATATAATCCCCCGGAGCACCAAGGATTCGGGGGATTATATAGAGGTGAAGAGGTAGGGAATCGAACCCTACGTTAGGTAGTTACACGCTACCTTGTTACATTGTGTAAAGTCTCCAGTTCCAATTGCTTGTACCTTCGTAGACTCTGTAACATTCACTCGCCTGACTCCTCGTATTAAGATTATCAGTATTCGTACTGAACATCTGAAATGTTAAAGTTACAATCACGAATTAGATCTTCCATTTCGTATAAACAATTACAGTATGTAAGCATATTGATTAATAACTCTTGAGAATGCTTATCATTAATAGTAATGATTACCTTAATGCCATCTAAAACTTTCGTAATTTTCATAATCAATTCCTTCATATACATCCGGCACACTGCCGAATGATCTATAAAAGATTTTATTATATACAATTTTTAATTTCATATTAAGAACTTTCTATTTCATACATGTGTTGTTCAAGATCAGTACGTAAACGTAACTCATTAAACTTATGAGGATACTTACATAAGTTCTTGATAAACTTATCATAACTAAAACACTTAGATTTCCTAGTAGCATTCATCAATACCTCTTGGAATATCTGTCTTCTTGCTGAACCTTTTTGCATTGGTGGATTATGTGCAGCACGATAAACTTCTTCAAACATTGGAAGATATTTATCTAATCTCCTTTTAATTTTATCATTAAATATTAGTTTACCATTTTTAAATATCTTATTACCACCATGATCTCCATCTCTTACATAATTTCCACTACCTCTATAGGTTGTTCTATTATTATTCCATATCATTAATAGAATACTATCAGTAGTATACTTACCATAGCAAGACTTATATTCCAAGTACTTATTATATACTTCAGAAGTTTCAGGAACTCCAGCCCAATAATTTGCATAGTTATTGAGTGTCCAATTTTTCATCTGAGTATTAAGTTTAATCATAAGATGTGGATTAGTTGATTGATCTATGATAACATATCTATCTTCATCTGCTAAGATAGCAGCTTCATTTCTATGTTGACCATCTATAATCTTGTAATGAATAACACCATCTTCATCTACTTCACGTACTATGATAGGATTAATAGATAATAAATTGCATTCTTTTAAAGAGATTTCTAACTCTTTAACTTTCTTTTGATTTACATCTCTGTTATTAATATAATATTTAAGCTCCATATCTTTTGGAACTTTGTAAATTTTATTTACTTCTACAAGTCGGTCAGACATATCAATCTCCTTTAATTACATAGATGGTTTCGGATGCACAAGATTGGTGCGCCCATTGGCGCATTACTTCTTGATACTTTTCAGTGTTATCAAAGTCAGATAACATAAAGTCTTTGAACTCTTTATCATGTTCTTCATTAGGTCTTATTAACTTATTATGCACAGTCATTTTATTCACCATAAAAAAAGAGTGAGTACCCGAAGGTACCCACTCATAGTTTACATCAACAACAGGGAGCGTGGTTGATTAGTCAAAAGGTATAGCATCATACGCAGGATTATTAGTACCTGCAGAAGTTGAGTTACTTATCCTTTGATTCTTAGAAGGATAATTACTGTTTACAACTACAAGTTTATCCATATCCTTCACTGGAAAGTCAGCAGGTAAATTTCTAATACCTTCAGTCACTAATGCTTCATGACCTACTGCAATATTAGTACCTTTCACCTTGTAAAACTTTACAATTCCAAAGCCAGCTTCTTTTGCTCTTGCAAAATTAGCTTTCATTTGTTCAGAATCAATGTTATTGGGTAAGTCAACCCAATCAGGCTTCTTAGCCTTATGGTCCCAATATTTCCAAACTTGCTCACTCATAATATTTACGTACGTAAAAGACATTTATATGTCTCCTTCTAGTAAAGCTACCGTCTGCCCCCGGCAGCATGGGGATGTGGGTGTCGGAGAAGCCCCGACTCACCGAGGAGGGGGGGCTTCTGAGACACGAAAGAGAAGCGAAAGAAACTCAGAAGTAAACTAATTATATTCTTTCCATCTTCTTATGTTATCTCTTATAAGTTCATAGGTTAATATAATACCTAAAGCATTTATTATTAAACCTATTATTATTACTATTGAACTTAATGGGTCTATCCTTATACCCGTATAGCTAACAGTAAGAGCAACACCTGATACTAACATATAAGTTCCAATGATAAACAATACTATTGTTAGTATAATTAATTCCTTATTACTCATTCTCATTCCTTTCTTTAGTTGTTCCTAACATTTCATTAGCTAATTCTAATGCTCTGTTCGGTGAGTAACAGTATTGATACCTTGGTTCTTGTGATAAGAGAGAATTATATTTATCTTTCTGATTAAGATAATTCTTATACTCTACCACTCTTACTGGTATTTCAAACTGTTTGGCTATATCAATCATATGTTTACTACCTTTTGATATACCATCCCAGAATACTATACAACCATCAGCTTGTGCTGCCATAACAGTGTTACGTTTATACCCTGCTGATTTACCATACCTATCCCAATCAGCTTCTATTATCACTATGTCTAAAGATTTTCGTTTAGCATACTTTTCACCAAGAGTATCAGCACCTCTTGCACCACCAGATATAATACATACATCTGATTTATTAATTAAAAGCTTATCTAATTTATACTCTAACAAATTATAATCTACAAACTCACGACTACCAGCTACAATTACTTTGAATGACATCTCGATCTCCTTTCTAAAAATCCCTGAAGTCACTTTCTTTTCAGGGATTTTTGGGAAGGAATAAGAAAGAAAAGAAAGAAGAAGACGGGCTAGATCGTATTAATTGTACACTTAACTAAAAGCGTTGAAAAAAAAAGCAAGGAGGGACGACGCAGAACGCCGCCCCCTGTTGCACTACCGTGGTATGGCAAATACCCTGCCAGAAGTATCGAACTCATGAGCTCTACCTGAGAATGGAATACCACGCATGTCAGACGCTTTTAACTCAGTGAACCATCCAAGCATAGTGCCATTGGCCATGATGTGTTGCTCTTGAACACATAGGCCATACTGTCTACACAGTGACCAACGGGCTGCCGCAATGCTCTTTGTCTGAACATTGTCGGTAATTTTATCAAAGCCAGCGTATAGCTCATACATTACCAAGGGCTTAACCTTGGCAGGTAGACCGAGTACTGACCGTGCAGCCTTAGCCTCTGCACTACGACCGTTGAAGAAGGGTACAAGATGAGATGGAATAATAAAGATTCGCATAACAAACTCCAATTGGTTAAAGGAAGGAACCTCACTAAGAAGAAATGTGGCGAGGTCACGAGCCAACTGACACATTTCTTCGGAATCATCTTAACTCGTTGCTTGACTCGTCACCAGATACGGTATATCATCATGTAGTGTAGGTTGCAAGTATGGTCTAATAATGTTCAATTACTCAGTACTTTCAACCGCTTAGATAAAATGTGTATATACTAGAACAACTCTTTCCTCCACCTTATAAAGAATAAGCTGGATGAAAATGTTCTAGTATATACTCTTTATATCCAATTTTTCCCCGTAGGGAACCCATCGGGAGGACTACGAAGGAACTTCGTAGGTCCGATGGGTACCCAGAGGGGAAAAACAGCTTCTCTAGTATATATATGAAACAGCATTGACAAATATTCTCAAAAAACTTCGGGTTTATCTGCAAAATAAAAAACCAGATGCGGCTATTAAGTTACTTTAAAGCTACTTTAATTAATATTATTTATATTTATTTTTATTTATAGTTGCATTGGAGGACTAAATAGTGTATAATAGTATCTATGGAATTACAAGAAAGTACTAATGAGTACCTACAACCTTTTATCAACTTAAAAGGTTTATTGGATACTAAAGTAAATCAAGAATCAAGTGATGATTTTCTTACATTCGTCAGAATGATGGCTCCTATGCTTGTCTCTGATTGGCGAATGGGTCGTCATATAGAAGTTATATCTAATAAACTAAAAGACTTAGAGGCTGGTAAGGTAAAACGGCTGATGGTCTTTCTTCCACCAAGGTCTTCTAAGTCTGTTATCTGCTCTAAACTCTTTCCTGCTTGGTATATTGGTAGAAATCCTACACATGAGATACTGACTGTCTCCCATAGTGATCAGTTATCCAGTGATTTTGGTCGATCTGTTAGAGATGTAGTCAATACAGAAGAGTTTTCAAAGATATTTAAAGGAGTCTCTTTAAGGAGCGATGTCAGGGCTGCTGGTAAGTGGAAGACAAACCAGAATGGAACGTACTATGCTGCAGGTGTGAGGTCACAGATAGCTGGTAGGGGCGCACATATTGCTATATTGGATGATGTGATGTCTGAAGAGGACGCAATCAGTGCATCAGGTAGGAGATATATTAAAGAATGGTATCCAGCAGGGCTTAGAACCCGCATAATGCCCAACGGCTCTATAGTTATTATTAATACACGCTACCACTATGATGATTTATGTGGCTGGTTGCTAAAACAACAGGAGAATATGGGAGAGTTTGAAACAATCCCATGGGAAGTGATTAGAATACCTGCATGGGTGGACGAAGAAGCAGCGCAATTGCTTGACTTACCTGTAGGCTCTAGTTACTTTCCCGAATGGAAAAGTGATGATGTCCTGAGAATGGACGAGAGTGAGATCAAAGCAAGTAATGGTAGCCGATACTGGAACGCCCTCTACATGCAAGACCCCACACCAGAAGAAGGTGGGATTATAAAGAAGAAATGGCTGAAGTATTGGGAATATGAAGAACCACCTAGCTGTGATTTTATAATACAAACATATGATACTGCTTTTTCCACAAGGACCACGGCTGATTACAGTGTCATACAGACATGGGGTATATTCTCCATGTACAATCAGGATGAAAAAGGATATGAAGACTTTACCCCCAACCTAATCTTACTAGGAAACATCAGAGGTAGATTTGAATATCCAGAACTAAGAAAGCTTGCACAGAAACTTTACAATGAACACAGGCCAGATGTGTGTATGGTGGAGAAGAAGGCCAGTGGACAGTCTCTGATACAGGATATGAGAAGGGGTGGTCTACCTGTACTGGAGTATACACCTGATAGAGATAAGGTATCTAGGGTATACTCTGCCTCACCTATCATAGAAGCTGGTAGAATGTGGATACCCAATAACAAGAAGTGGTCAGATGAACTAATAGAAGAATTACTAAGATTTCCCAATGCAGCACATGATGACCAAGTAGATGCCATGACAATGGCTATACATTATATGAAGGAGTCTTGGCACCTGACACATCCAGATGATCCAGAGTATGATGATGAAGTAACAGAGAAGAAAAAAACTTATTGGACATTTTAATTTGCATTGAAGCAAAAAGTATGGTATAATAGTGTATAACAAAATATTGGATAATATATGGTTATAATTTAAAAGGAGAGCAGTCATGGAGTGGTTGATTCAAACGCTAGGTGCAAAGACTTGTTGTATTCTATCAAGCGGTGTGGGCGGTTTAACAAATGTATTAACAAAGAAAAACTTTAACTGGACTGCTTTAAAGGATATTCTTCTAGCAGTTATTGTAGGGTGGATAGCTGCAGAATGGTTTATACCACCCATAATGAAACATTGGGCCTTGGATATGACTTGGGGTCCAGCCATAGCATTCATGATTGGATACTGTGGTATTAGATTATTACCAAAGGCAGAAGAGATTATTGCAGCAAGGTTATCAAAATAGTGGCTACAAATATATATGATGTATTGGCTGGTCAATCAGCCATAGATGTTTTTAATGAAGATGTATATCCCACTGGTGATCCAGAAACCAGAGGAGGAATGTATAGTCGTGCCAAAGGATATGGTGGTTTAGCTCAACTTGCTAACCTATATTTAGAAATGGCAGGATTACCGCCTACACAAGAAAACTATGATATGGCATTCAGGGCTTTAGGTGCTGGTGCGCCTGTACCTGTTGCAGAAGAGTTACCAGAAGGTAAGAGTGCTATGGTAGCTTATTTTGATAGATTGCTTGGTCGAACGCCAGAGGAAGAAAAGAAAGAAACAATAAAAGAAATAATGGTGGAAGATGAAAGTAGTGAGCCTGATCTTTCTGATACTTCAGAATATCCTTATGATCCGACTGATTGGAGAGATATAACTAGAGAAGAGTATGATTTATATCCTTCCTATAATTTTATAGATTTAGCAGGTAGAGTAGCAGGTCTACCATCAGCAGTAGCAGGTAAAATTTCAGGAAGTGCTGAAGCAAACAAAGCTAAAAAAGAAAAAGTTCAAGAAATATTAGAACAAATATATAGTAAAGAAGTAGTTGATGCTTATAATAAACAAAAAAAAGATGAAGGTTTAAAATTTAGTTTTGATATTGGTAAAGCAGTTCAAGGTTTATTTGGAATAACTGATCCTGCTGCTGCTTTGTATGAAGATGAAATAGGATATACAAAAGGTCTTTCAAAAGCTCTTGGATTGGAAGGTTTAGGTTTAACAGCAAATGAAACATTTTTAGAAACAAGTGCAGCAGAAGCTAAATTAAATAAAGAAGCTGCTGAAAGACAGGCGAGAGAAGCTGTTGAATATGAAATAGGTAAAGCATATGAAAATTATATGGCAGGTAATATAACTCAAGCTAGGTATAATCAATTAATGGAATTAGGTAATTTAGATCCTGATACAGGAGAACCAAATGAACCAACTGGAGATATGACTGGTAAAACTGGGTCAGAACTTGTTGACTTAATATCAGATATAGGTTTATGGGGTCCAGATGATCCATCTGCATATGATCCTAGCGACTTGCATTCAGATTTGCAAAAAGCGTTAGGTCATGGCGATCCTATTGCTGCTGCTTTAGGTCCGGCTGGATATGGAATGACTCAAGATGAGATAGATAAAGCAGCAGCAGCACTAGGAAAAGGCTATAGAGATGAACAAAAAGAATTAGATAAACGTTCGGCTGAAGCTAGAGCGAAAGAAAATAAACCCGGTGGTGATGATGTTAATGCAGATACAGGTAAAACCACAGACCAAGAACTTACGGAAGATTGGGAAGATGATCCTGATGCTATGTTTTAAGGGGAATAAATTATGAAACCAATGTATGAAATATTCTATAGAGCTTTAGGGGGTAAAGTTCAAAGTAAAGATGGATTGTCTAATGTAGTTCAACGGCAAACTGGTGGTCCTGCTTTTGCCCCAAATTTATTTAGTATGCAACCTCCCGGTCAAATACCTTTACCTTATCCTATTCCTCCAAGACCAGAGCCTAAACCTATAATACCACCTTCACCTCCTCCAGAGCCTGAAATCATATATGATCCTGTGCGTGAAGCTGCTGCTGAGAAAGCATTTAGAGATATACAAGCACGTAGGATTTCAGAATTAGATGAAGCTCCTCAAACAAGAGCAGAGCGTGAAGCACTTCAAGCCAAGGGTGGTTTTTACAGAGATGAAGAAGGGGCAGTACGAGATGCAATGGGTAATGTACAAGAAGATTTTGGATTTGACTATGTAGCTCCTCCAGAGCCTGATCCTTATGATCCACCTGATACACCAGATACACCTGCTCCTGAAGTGGTAGAACCTTTTAAACTTGATACAACACCTTTACCACCCGGATTAGTACGTAATCCAGAAACAGGGGAAGTAACTATTGACAAGGAATTAGCAAAAGGATATGTAGGTACAGGTGGCTGGCAATTTGATATGGAAGTACAAGATCAGAAAAGTGACGAAGAAGCATGGCATGACTGGGATGAGCAGGATTATTTACGTGGTGCTTATATGGAGGGTTATGGTATTACTGGTCTTGGTAGAGGTGATCTAGGAGGAGGTTGGAGCATTGAAAGAACTGATCCTAGTCCTATCTGGAATCCAGCAAACTCTCCTAGTGGATATAACTATGCTTTAAAAGGTCCAGATACATTTAGAACTATGAGTAAACCTGTTCTTCAGCCATCAAAACCGGGTGGTCCAGTTTATGAGCCTATGCCATTACCTATGATGGGACAACCACTACAGTCTACAGGTCTACAAGGTTTACAACAAGGTATGGGTCAAGGGTTTAATTCTCAACTTTTTGGAAGACCAGCAATGCAACAACAAAGCATGGGTCAAAATCTTCAACCATTTGGTATGCAAAGTCCTAAACCCTTTGGACAAAAGGTATATTAGAAATGGCAACAGAACGTAATCCTTTTGATATGATTCCTGAAACAGAGACTAATGTTATTGCAATGGTCCCTGAAGAACAGTCCAATGTGTCTATTGAGATTGATCCTTCTGATGGTGGTGTCATTGTAGACTTCTCTTCAGAAGAAGCTGTAATGGAACCTTCAGAAGAAATCAGTGAATGGTATGGTGATCTTTGTGAAGACTTAGACGAAGATGTTCTTCAAGATATATCTGCTGATGTTATTGAGAACTTCAATGCAGATAAAGATAGTCGTGCTGAATGGGAGTCTATGTTTGAGAGAGGCTTTGACCTACTTGGTCTAAAGCTGGAAGAAGGCTCAGAACCTTTTGAAGGTGCGTGTACGGCTGTACATCCTCTTCTAATTGAGTCGGCTGTTAAGTTCCAATCAAAAGCTTCAGGTGAATTGTTCCCTGCTACTGGTCCTGTCAAGGCTCAGATACTTGGTGCAGCTACACCAGAGAAAGAGATGCAGTCCAACAGAGTTCAGAACTTCATGAACTTTCAGCTTACGGAACAGATGCCAGAGTACTTTGATGAATTT